TCCGGGTCCTCGACCACGTTCAGGGCCTTGTACCCGGAGATGATCTGGTTGTTGATGAGCGAGTTCAGCCGGGAGTAGCAGACGACGCTGATGTCCGTGGTCAGCCCGTCCACCAGCTTGCGCCCGATGAACTGCTTGAGGTCGGCCCTGAACAACTGGCAGACGTAGTCCGTGACCGTCGTGCAGGTCGGCTCGGACGTGATGGGGTTGCTCGGGTCCGTGCTCTTGTAGTGCCGGACGAAGAGCGCCCCGTTGTTGTTGGTCAGGCAGACCAGGCCGTCGGCCGCCATCAGGTTCATGGTCGTGTCGTCGTACTGGACGAGCAGCCTGGAGAACCCGACGAGGGATTGTTCGGTCAGCGTCGTGGCCACGTCGTTCGACGGGTTGAGGTTGAGGCCCGCCAGCGCCGCCGCCATGAACTCGCCCGACACGGAGTACTCGATGCCGACCCCGGTCTGGGAGTCGGTGAGCACCACCGCCGCGGCGGGCATCCCGATGGCGATCATGCGGGCGTTCTTGACTGCCCGGGCGTTGGCACGCGCCGTGCTGGCGTCGGTGTAGAGGCTGTACCCCACGAAGCCGATGGCCTCGCCCTTGTTCTTGACGCCCGCCTGCGTGATGAGGAACCTGCTGAGGAACTGATGGACCGACGTGCTCGTGCTCAGGGGCACGACGACGGCCGCCTTCTGCGTGCTTCCCGGCAGCGCCACGGCAAGGCTTTGTATGGCGGAGATGAAGTCCGCGTCCGAGGCCGTGTTGAACCCGGCCTGCTTCGGCACCTGGATGACCCCGAACTGCTGGGCCCCGTTCTGCGTGAGGAGCTGGATTCCCAGGGACACCCGGTTGACCGTGCTGGGCTGCCCGTAGACGGCGTAGGCGTCCTCCGGTGTGTCGTAGAGCTTGATGGTCATGTCGGAGGCGGCCTTGGCGACCGTGAACGACACGTAGTAGAACTCACCCACCAGCGGCTCGTTCCCCGACTTGTTGAAGGTGTCGATTATGGCGGTGTCCCCGACGTTGGCCCCGAAGTTCGTGGCCACCTTGGTCGTGAGGCCCGGGATGGCGACGAGGTTGTTCGGCTCCGCGTTGCCGTAGGGGAAGTATGCCGACCCGGTGTGGCGGACGGCCTCGCTGCTGATGACGAAGGTCAGCGTGTCCCCCGGACGGAAGGCGTACTGCGGGGAGGGAAGCGTGGTGTAGCCGTAGCCGAGCGCCTCCTGCGGGTCGACGATGGTGAACTTGAGCGCCGTGCTGGCGTCGATGTAGGTCTGCCCGAGGTACCCCGTGCCCGCGGAGCCCTTGGGGGCCGCCGAGGACGTGACCAGGTAGCGGTCGGCGTACGGCTCGGTGACGGCGTCCTGCCCGTCCGACAGGTTCAGGGGGGCGGCCGTCTGCACCAGGACGGATCCCGTGTTGCCGGGCGCGAGCGATGCGAGTATGCTGATTCCCGACACGGTCACGGGGAACTGCGCCGCCGCGGCGGCCTGGGTGATGGACCCCCTTATCGTCACCTTGCTCCCGTTGACGAGGGGTGCCCCGCTTCCCGTGGTGTCGAAGGCGACCTGGACGGAATTCCCGGCCGCCCCGGGGGACGATGCCGTGAAGACGATCCCCTGGGCGGTCAGCGTCGCCTGCGTGGCGGGGATGCTGATGTTGGACAGGCCGTCGTCCTGGAAGGCCAGCGTCACGACCTCGTCAATCGACCCGGGCTCGGCCCAGAGGTCGGAGAAGGCGCTCGGCCATACGATGCCGGTGGTGTTGAAGTTGGTGTCGGTGACTATGTTGGTCCCGTTGGTCGCCACGGGCAGGACGCGCCCGATCTCGTCCTTGATGGAATAGGTGCCCTGCCCCGGGATGCCGGGGCTCTTGACCGCCACGGTGTAGCTGTGGTCGTTCAGGGTGTTGCGCCAGTAGGTGGCGTACACGCCCTGCCCCGCCGTCGGCGGGACGTACAGGGAGAACGCCCCCGTGCTCCCCGAGAGGGAGACGACCCTTACCGCCCCTGCGGTGAGGGCCGACACCGGGTCGGCCCCGACGTACACGGCGATCCTGCTGGGGTCGTCGGTCGGGCGGGACAGCCCGCTGCCGTCGACCGGCACGTCCGGAAGGACGAAGGCCAGGTTGCTGCCGTTGACCGAGCCGTGGCACGGGCGGAGGTAGACCTTCTCGTCCACCAGCGCGGTGGTGATCTGCGCCGGGCCGAACGGGGTGTAGCCGGTCGTGGAGGTGCCGACCTCCGTGGTGGTGCTGGCCCCCCAGTTGATCGTCCCGTTGCCGTTGGCGTCGGTGCCGAGGACGAAGTCGGTGTCCTCGATGAAGTCGCTGCGGTCCGGCCCCAGCCCGACTTCCGTGATGCTGGCCACGTTGCTGGCCGGCAGCAGGTCGTAGGTGTTCTGGTAGGTGTTGGTGTAGTAGGTGGCGGCAAGCGTGGAGCCGTACGTCACCGGGTTGAGCAAAGTCACCAGCCCGTGGACGCCGTCGACCGCCCGGACCTTGGCACTTGCCCCATTGACGAGCACGGCGACCTTGGTCGGGTCGGTGGTGACGACGCCCCCGTTGCTGCCGTCCACGATGGGGACGTGCTTGACCTTGAAGACCATGTTGCTGTTCGGGCCCGCGCCGCCCGAGAAGTGCGTCGCCGTCATGGTGCTGAGCGGGAAGGCGGTGGGCGGGGAGGTGGTGACGGGGGCCGGGACGGTCGCCGTCAGGTAGCCCGCATCCAGGGTCGGTATCCCGGCCTGGACGAGGCTGTAGAGGTCCTCGATGTCCCGGACGCTGCCGTCGGTCTTGCGGATGTCAATGGAGATGGAGTCGGTCCCCGCCCCGCTCACGGCCAGGGCGTCGGACACGCCGGTCCCCGGGGGCGAGTTCAGGTAGTCGTCCGTCAGGGCCAGGGTGATCTCGTTGCCCACGGCCCCCGGCAGGGTGGTGCCGAGGATGGTGCTGACGGCATGGGTCGAGTCCCATACCTTGAGGGACGAGAAGGCCGGGACCTGTGCCGACAGGTCCTCGTTGGGGACGAGCGTGTCGGTCCTCTTGAAGTAGTAGGTGATCTCGACGTTCTGGCCGGGCGTGACGAGCTCCTGCGTGGTGAAGGCCCCCGTCTCCCCGTCAAGGGAGATGACGGTGGCGGGTATCCCCTCCACCACGACCTGCACCTTGGACGAGTCGTCCGTCACCGTGCCGGACCCGTCCCCCGTGACCACGGGGAAGTAGGTGGCCTTGAACTGGTTGGTGATGGACTTCACCTGGTCGGAGATGTTCTCGTTCACGACCTGGTCGTCCGCCACGGGCGAGGAGCCGCGATGTAGCTCGACGTTGTCCTGGGCGAAGAACTCCTGCCCTTCCCCGATGATGACGGGGATGCGGGCGCTGCCGAAGAGGGGCTGCCCCCCTCCGCTGATGACGACGCTCGTGTAGACTCCAGGCGGGGCATACGATCCGAATAGTGCCATGACGTTTCTCCTTAAGTTTCGACTATCAAGCCGCCGAACGGGCTCCTGCTAAAACCCTGCTTTCACCAAATAGAAGCGAAAGTCTGTTTTCTTCCGCTATGCCTATGCATTCAAGCCTTCTCCTGCGCAAAATCGGGGATTTCCACGGCACGTACGGACGCTCCCTCGATGGGCTCGTAGTCGGATTTTCCCGTCCCGGTCGCCCGGAGCGCCCTGACCACCTTCTGGTCTCCGTAGAGTTCCCGGCGGACCCTTTCCCGGGCCTTCTGCCTGTCGTGGATACCCTCCCACCTCTTCTCCGCGTCCTTCCCCACCACCACGTCGAAGGATGGGTTCGTCATGTTGGCCGTGCCGACTGCGGGAGCGCCCGACACTTGGTAGGTGCACCTCCCGCCGCATTTCGCCGGGCAGGGCCGGTCCCCGAAGGTCGCGGTCGCCATCGGCATGCGCACCTCCAGGTCTATCCCGCACTTGGAACACTTGAAGTCGTAGCTTTTCATGGTGCCTCTCGTCCCGCCGCCAGGGCGGGAAACGCCTTCCGCCGCAGGGGTTACCCCGCTATAGAATATGGGGCATAGTTAATTTTCGGGACCGGCTTGCCAAAGGACTATCCGTTTCCTTAGGCAGGGGAGAGAGAATGCAGACCGTAACTCAGGGGAAAGCCCTCGGGCCGGGCGACCTCAGCATCCTGGTGAGGGACTCGAACGGGGCGCTGATAGACCCCGCCATCATAGCCTACACCATATTCCAGGTCTCGGACAGGGTGCCGACGTTCGGCCAGCGGGCCTACGACTTCGACCTGGAGCAGCCGACCCACATGGCGGCCGCCACGGACACCAGCCTCGCCCTCGTGACCCAGCCCAAGCTGGTCCCCGCGCGGAGCTCGCAGGGAGCCTACTTCGTGAACCTGACCGTGCCCACGATCTGGAAGGGCGTGTTCCGCCTGGTATGGTACCTCGTGCAATACCACGGGCAGCCGGAGAGCCGGGTGTACGAGGACTTCGTCGTGCAGACCGTGGACCCGGCGAGCGCCTCGTTCGAGGCGGCCTCGGCGATAATCGCCCCCCGCCCCGCCACCACGAACAAGTACGCCCCCGCCATCATGTACGTGAGGGAGCTGCTGAGCGACACCAACCCGGACAGGAACTACCATTTCAGGCCGCCCACGCCGGGCAAGGTCGTGGCGGGCTACACCAGCCGGGTGGGGTACATATGGCTCGACCCCACCATACTGAGGATGCTGGACATAGCGATAGCCAAGCTGAACACCTGGAACCCCAAGAACCTGACCAGCTACACCCTGGATTCCGTGCCCGCCGACTGGGGGAAGTGCGCGGCGGTGGGGGCGGCGGCGTCGTGCCTGAGCGCCGAGGGGGCGAGGTGGGCGGCGGACGAGTTCAGCTACAGCCTGAACGGCGTCAGCCTGGACATCAACAAGTCGTCATTGTATTTGTCGCTGGGCGAGAGCTACAAGGCGGAGTTCGCGGAGTGGGCACCGCTCATCACGGCCAACAGGCCGTTCAGCGCGGGCTTGAGACAGCAAAGGTGGCTTTTGGGCTAAGTGCTTTATTTTCAACAACTTTCAATGTCCCTACCCGGTTGAAGCACCTCTCGCACCGTTCGGTCGGCATCCCCTGCGGTCTCGGGGGAGGGGCGTTCGGCTGGCGTCCGGCAAGCATCTCGACGCAGTTCCGGCAGAGCATCTGGCCTACTTTCTGTTCCCAAAATCCTTCTTGTCGTTCCACCCGTACCTCATCATGCTCTCGCTCATGTGCCAGCAGCCGAACTGAGAGCACCATTCCTCCAGCTCGGACTTTATCTCCTCGTCGCTCCAGTCCTTGGGGACCGAGACGAACTC